GCAAAGAGCGGATATCGATTTTGACGAGCATGTGAAGGCATGGCAGTGGCACCGGATCACAGTGAAGTCGAACCGGTATAAAGAATACGTCATCAAGCGGTGCATCGAGCTTTGCGTCGACTATCACGAGATCGTCGGCCCAAGCCTCCTGCGGAGCCTCACAGAGCCGCGTCAGATGATCTGGTACGAGATGAAGACGAAACTTGGTCTGTCGTATCCGCGCATCGCCAGAGAATTCGGAGGAAGGGACCACACGACAATCATGGCTGGATGCCAGCGTGTCGCCAAGATCAGAGGAGATAGCCCTCCCGAGAAGGTCAACAGCCTCGAGCGTCTTCTCCGCGATAGAGAGCTTAATGCATCCGTACATTACGAGTATAAGACAGGGATGGCGGTGAACGATCTAGGGATCAAGTTCGGCATCTCACCACGCGCCATCTCGGCGGTCATCAAGATTGAGACGTGGGAACGCGATAAGCGCGACAGGAATAACACGTCTCGGTCTGCAAAGATCAATCTGGCCGAGCTTCGGCGGGACTGGGAAGCCGGTAATGGTGTCCAGCGCCTCGTGGCGTGGCACGGCGTATCAGATCGTACAATCAGGCGCTTGGCGAAAGAGAACGGCTGGCAGCGGAAGGGGAAGGAATGACAGACCACCCGGAAGCCATGGCCATCTTCGAAGAGTTCGACGTCGAGATCGTTCCGAAGAACGTCATGCCTAAGCATGGGCAGACGCGGGCGGTGGCTTCTCTGGATCGCATCAGACGCCGCCATGGAAGGCAGCACGCGCGTTTCGTGGTCATGACGCTGGTGGAGACTGCTAACAACGACACAGCGCTTGATGAGACCGGCTTGTGGGCTACCAGTGATATCATCCTGGCATTCCGGAAGAACTACCCGTCGATCATGGAGCGCGATGTCTCCCGGTTCCTTGCCTTCTTCGACGGTGTACCGGTTGGAAGGCTGCAGCTGTGGTGTCTCGGCCTTGATGGTATAACGAACAAGCGTGCTGCGTTGGTTGGATTGATTTGGGAAAGGGCCTGCCGAGTGTTCGGCGACCCGCAAATGGAACTCCTTGACGATCGGAGAATGAGCGCATGATGACAGGACGAGAGATAGGCGAACGGTTCATTCGGGCGGTCCAGATCATGGAAGGGCTGTATCGTGTCGGCCCAGGCGGAGGCAGCGGATCATGGATCGCCATCCCCTACACCCAGGCCGACAAGAACGGCTGGGGTTCCGAACGCCTAGCTGCCGAGCGTCAAGCGTTCTGGAACTCGATCAACAATGCTCCGAAGCCATGGGAGATCAGCCAAGCGGAGGAAACCCTCGGGTGGCTCTCGTTCGTCACCAAGGAAGACGAGCGCGTGTGCCTCACCTCATGGGCTCGATGCATGGCGACCGACAGCATATTCAAGCAATGGTGCAAGCGGGTTGATATTCACCCAGAGACCGGGAGACGCAGAAAAGAGCGTGCTATCTTGCGTATTTTGTTAGCATTGGACCGCAAGCCATTGCAGAATAACGATATTGACGTTTCCGACCTGTTGCCAGATACCCCTGAAATCGGCGATAAACATGTCAACATCGCAGAAGACGCGACCTACTGGCGAAGGGAAGATGCAAGGCCAAGCGCCTGCGACTTCGACAGAACGCTAGAACGGTTTGATTGGGCTGAAGCCCAGAACGCAAAACGAAGACAGCGAGAGGCAAGGCGGCGACAGGCCGCGTAGAGATATACAGCGCCCGCGAGACCCGGCCACTCCGGTCCGCAATGACGCCAAGACCGGTCGAGAGGTAGCGTAGAACCTCCTGAGCGAGTGAAGCCCCAAAGGATCAAGGTAGATCGCGTAGGGCTCGACCGGCAAACCACACAGCCCGCCACCTTAACCGGTGAGCGGGCTTTTCTATTCTAGAATGCAGGCACGCAAACAAGGGGCTCCAGTAGCGCCTATCAAACGAGTGCCCCCGAAAGACCCAGAGGCGAAAGCCGGTTCAAGCTCTTAGGATAGGTCCTGCATGATTGAGCATTATCTGATGCTGGCGCTGCTTCTGCTCGGCGCCCACTGGCTTTGTGACTACCCGCTACAAGGTCAGTTCCTGTCGGATGCCAAGGCCAAAGGGCCGATGCGGGTGTATCACCTCGTCGCTCATGCCGGCATTCAAGGCGCAGGCGTGGCGCTCGTCAGCCACAACATCTGGCTCGGTCTCTCTGAATGGTTGGCCCACACAGTGATCGACGAGCTCAAGGTGCAAGGCAAGACGACGTTCGCCCAGGATCAGGCGCTGCACATTGCTTGCAAGGTACTTTGGCTGATCGTGGTCTTTGCCGTCATTTCTGGCTGCCAAGCGCCGCAGATCTGCAAACACTGCTGGGTGTCGGGTGAATAGGGCAGACGCGCTACCGTCTGCCCCCAATGTAACGTCACTCGGTATAGAAGATTTGATCAGATGCTGAGTTCTTCATGAGAGTGATGCTGTGCGTGCAATCACTCCTGTTGACGTAACTCTCACTACTGCGGGCGATCTCTTCACCGTTCTTCGCATAGTAGATCCAGTACCAGTATCCGCCGTTGTCCTTCTTTTGCCAGTAACAAGGGTAGGTAACCTGAGCCATTAAGCTCTCCTTCTATGGTTGCACAACCATGAAGTTTGATTCATGCGATTCCGGCAAGAGCGAATAACGGAAATAGCCGTTGTTCGACTTCTCCACAGGGTCGCGCGCTCCGCGCCAATATTTTCTGCCTTCGCAACCGCCGATCTGATCGGCCTTCCTTTCCAAGCCGGCCCAACCAGCGACCGGGACAAGGCTTCGCTCATCCCTGAGAAGGGCGCCGGGGCCGCACAAGGCACTTCGCCGGCGCAAGCGGGTAAGCTGGACACCACCCATCAAGAGGCAATCCGATGAAGAAGCCATCGCCAGCCGAGGCAAAGCGGAAGCTCGACGCCGCCACCAAGACCAAGCTGACCACTCAGAAGGAATGGGCCAAGGTCATCAAGACCGCCGAGTCCGTGCTGAAGTCGGCAGGCATCAAGTATTAAGGGGATTGCCGTGAGCAAGTCTTCGGTTGTCATCCTACTCATCACCGCCGGCGCCTTCACGGCAGCCGTGGCTAAGCAAGAGCAGGTCAAGCCGGATCGCCCGATCCCATCCATTCAAAAGCCCATTGCGGCAAAGACGACCTGCAGGCCGATCAGAATAGACTTCTGGGTCCAGGACAAGGACGGGAAGCTCAAGCTCGTCGGATATACGATCGTTGCCGGGTCGTGCGGATGAGGAGTGGTCTTTAAGCCATGCCAGTCCTGAAGAACGCACGGCACGAGAAGTTCGCTCAAGGTCTCGCCAAGGGCAAGACGGCTGAAAAAGCATATGTCGATGCAGGGTTCAAAGCCAACCGGCACAACGCAGCCGCGCTAGCACGTTCGCAACACATTTCAACACGTTTGAAGGAATTGCAGACGAAGGCTGCCGAAAAGGCCGGTGTGACCATCCAGAGCCTCACAGACGAGCTTGACGCGATCAAGAAGGCAGCCGCAGGCGCGGGACAGCATTCGGCAGCCCTTGGGGCGGTAATGGGCAAAGCCAAGCTGCATGGTCTGCTGATTGAGAAGAAGCAACACTCCGGCCCGAATGGCGGCGCGATACCCATTGACCTGACCAACGTATCGGATGAGCAACTTGCAGCACTCAAGGCCATCTTCGGTCCTCTTGCCGGTGGAACCGGCGATGATGATGAGGGCGATCCGAGCGGAGGAAGCGAAGCGTAAGGCGGGAGCCGAGCGTGACCGTGTTGCCAAGGATGCGGAGCGTATCCGAGTGCGCTGCAAAACCCTCGCCGGTTTTGTTCGTGAAGCATGGCATGTGCTGGAGCCGAAAGTACCGCTGGTCTGGGGCTGGCCGTTGGATGCAATGTCGCAGCACCTCGAGGCTGTCACTACAGGGCAGATAACGCGGCTGCTGACCAACTGCCCGCCAGGCTTGATGAAGTCGCTGCTGCACAGCGTGTTCTGGCCAGCATGGGAATGGGGACCGGCTGGCCTTCCACATATGCGCTATCTCGCGTCGTCCTACAGTCAGGATAACGTGATCCGCGACAATTCGAAGATGCGCCGGCTGATCGAAAGCGACTGGTTCCAGGCACTGTGGCCGGACCTGAAGCTCTCCAAGGATCAGAACGCAAAGGGCAAGTTCGAGAATACCGCGACAGGCGGCCGTGAGGGCAGGGTGTTCGCATCCATGACCGGCGGTCGCGGCGATCGGGTGATCATCGACGACCCGCACTCGACGGAAACGGCAGAGAGTGATGTCGAGCGGCGGAACACGATCCGCATATTTCGCGAATCTATATCCGACCGCCTGAACGATCTCGACAAGTCGGCGATCGTGATCATCATGCAGCGGCTCCATTCGGACGATGTGTCCGGCACCATTCAGAAGCTCGGGCTTCCCTATGAGCATCTGTGCCTGCCGATGGAATACGAAGGCTCAACGAAGACGACATCGATCGGCTTTAGCGACCCGCGCCGTTATGACGGGGAACTCCTGCTGCCGGAGCGGTTCAGCCGCCATGCTGTGGACGACCTGAAGATTGTCAAAGGCCCTTATGCCTATGCAGGCCAGTATCAGCAGCGGCCAGTGCCTCGTGATGGCGGCCTGTTCAAGCGGGAATGGTTCGAAGGCAAGATCATTCGGCAGGCACCGGAAGGCACGCGCTGGGTCCGCCATTGGGACTTGGCGGCCACGAAGAAGGTGACGGCGGCCAGAACAGCCGGCGTGAAGCTCGGCAAGACGCCCGACGGCAAGTTCGTGGTCGGGCATGTCGCCAAGACGCAGGACGAAGGCAACGCTGTTCGCCGGCTGATCAAGGCAACGGCCGAGGTCGATGGTAAGAAGGTGGATATCAGTCTTCCGCAAGACCCTGGCCAAGCTGGCAAGGTTCAAGCGCAGGACATGGTTGCCATGCTCGCGGGCTGGAAGGTCAAGGCGCAGCCGGAAACGGGTGACAAGGTCACGCGCGCCGAACCGTTCTCCAGCCAGTGCGAAGCCGGCAACGTCTACATCGTCGAAGGCGAGTGGAATCAAGACTATCTCGACGAGCTGTGCATGTTTCCCGGTGGTTCCTTCAAGGACCAGGTTGATGCCTCGTCGGGAGCTTTCGCCGGTCTCATGACCAAACAACACGTCACGACATCGGAAGAGCTTCGGATATGAGCAATACTGTCGCCACGACGACCGATACTCTCGATGCCGCCGAGCAGAAGCGCGCCTTGCCGCGGACGTTGATGGGTGGCACAGATGCCATGCGCAAGGCTGGCAAGACCTATTTGCCGCAGGAAGCTGCCGAGAGCGAAGCCGCCTACAAGGACCGGTTGGCGCGAACCTTTCTGTTCAACGGCTTCAAGAAGACCGTGAAGGACATGGCCGGCAAGGTGTTCACCAAGCCGGTGCAGATGGGTGATGATGTTCCGGCCAAGCTGAAGACCTATGCCGAGAACATCGATCTGACCGGGCAGGGGCTCAACAACTTCGCCTACGCCGTGTTTGAAGCGGGGATGGTTGACGGGATCTCGTACATCCTCGTCGAGATGCCGCCGGCCAAACCGAATGCGACCCGCAAGGATGATATCGACAGTGGTCGCCGGCCGTATCTGGTTCTAATCGAAGCCTGCGCGTTGATCGGCTTCAAGTCGACCACAATCAACGGCCGCCACGTCCTGACGCAGGTCAGGATCATGGAGACGACAACCGAGAACGATCCGGAAGACGAGTTCAACCAGATCGAAATCCAGCAGGTCCGCGTCTTCGACCGAACCGATGTTGGCGTTCTGTTCCGCGTCTACCGCCTGCTGAAGAAGGAAGGCAAGGAGGAGTGGGGTATCGTCGATGATGGCATGACAAGCCTTGCAGACATCACCCTCGTGCCGTTCTATGCCAACCGAACCGAATTCATGGTCGGCGAGCCTCCGCTTGAGGATCTGGCTTTCACCAACCAGGCGCATTGGCAGTCGGCCAGCGACCAGCGGAACATCCTGCACGTCGCCCGCGTCCCGATGCTCTTTGCCAAGGGATTCGGCGAGGAAGACAAGCTCGTTGTCGGAGCCAACAGCTTCACTCGCACGACGTCCGAAAACGCGGACATGAAGTATGTCGAGCATACCGGTGCAGCGATCGGCGCTGGCCGTGATGACCTGAAAGACCTTGAGTTCCAGATGCAGACGCTCGGTCTT